CCGTGCAGAATTATTACCAGCTATCAGCCACGTATAATACACAGCAGAGTGAATCAAGCATTATGGCAGATTTTAATGCCATGCAGGTACTAGCAGGTGGTTTGTAATGCCATATACACTTACCTACACGATACAAGGCATCACATACACACTCAATGGCTATGATGCAGTATCAGGCCTAACGTTTGGGTATTTGGGTGATTTAGGATTTGGCATGGCACCACTACACCGAATCACGCAACGCGGGCCGCTGCAGCAGGGTGATTCAGATGTAGATTTTCGACTTGATCCAAGAGTGTTGCAATTGCCATTCATCATTACTGCTACCAACATTACAGACCATTATTTAATCAGAGATAAATTACTTGCGATATTCTCACCATCAAACGTGGTTGGTGTGCTTACCATCACACGAGCTGATGGCACACAGCGTGCTATAGCCACCAAAATATTAGGTGGTTTGTCACTCGATGTAGATGCAAAATCAGGCTATAGCGTGAAAACCATTGTGCAGATGCGTGCAGATGATCCTACCTGGTACAACCCTGTACAGAACATCATTGCTGGTACACCTGCCATTTTAGGCACTCCTACACCTATACCGCGGTTATATCCTGTAACGTATGGCGCAAGTGGCACTATCAATGTAAATACGGCTGTGACGTATACTGGCACGTGGAATGCATATCCCAACATTGTGGCAGTAGGGCCGTTGAATAGTTTAATTATTCAGAACACCAGCACGGGTGATACAATCACCTTGACTGCCAACATTGCCGCTGGCACTACCTATACATTTGATTTACGCTATGGATATAAAACAGTAGTGGATCAGTTAGGTGCCAATCAGCTGGCAAACATTAGTGCCACATCGAATCTAGCCACGTTTAATCTGGCACCAATGCCACAAGTGGTTGGTGGTGTGAATGCCATTTCAATTACTGCCACGGCTGGCACGTCTGCAAGTGCAGTAACGCTTACGTACAATGACAGATTTATAGGAGTATAACCACCATGGCTGAACAATCAATTGGGTATGCCACCACTGGCACGGGTGATGGCCCTGCAGCAGGGTATGATTCGTCACGTATGACGGTTATCGAAGCAAAAACACTTGGCATTGGCGTGTTACTGCAAGGCAGTTATTTGGCGCAATCAGGTACAGGAAGTGCAACACTTGCCATTGCAGATGGCAGTGCAGTGGTGGCTACAGGCACCACTACTGTTACTGGTGGTTATTTATACGAGAATACCAGCAGTGCCAGTATTGCTGTTGGGGCCGTGGCGAATGGTACGTATTTGCTAGTTATCCTAGCCAATGAGTCTGGTGCAAGTGTTACTGTTACGCGATCAGTGGCAGGTACCACCATTGCCACCAAAACCACACGGCTGGCACTGGCCACGAGTGCACAATTAACCACTGCTGCACAGCCCTATATCACACTCGGCACGGTAACAGTGGCATCTGGCCTTGTATCAGTAATCACACCATACAATGCCTATGCAAACGCGCGCCAGCAACGCACACAGCAGTACTGCCAAGGCAATGGTGGCACGGTATCATTAGTCAGTGCATCAACATACTATGCACTTGCAAATTACGCTGCTGGTGTGTCAAGTGCTGATGGTAGCATGACGTTTAATACAACCAATGGCCAAATCACTATTTACCAGTCTGGCGTATATCAGTTTGATTTTCAAATTACCTATGATAGCAATGCCACTGGCACGAGATTGGCATTAATTCAAAATCTAGGAGTAGGATTTAATTTAATGTCTGCAGCAAATTTTGCTACCAGCAGCACATACCGCGGCAGTGTCACGTATGCCATTACAGTAACACCAGGTACGCCAAATTATTATTACTTGCAGGGTTGGAGTAGTGTTGCGTCACGTAGTGTGACTGATTCATACATTGTTTGTACACGGTTGTAATTCATGGCACCACTTTATACAATGACAATTTACAATGCCAGTGGCGTGATTCAAACCATTGCCACGGATTATTTGCAATTGGGAATCAGTAGGCAGGTAAACGCTATTGGTGGTTTGACGTTTACCATGGCTAGCACGTCACCTAACGCACAGTACCTGCAGTATGGGTATATCGTGTCAGTGACACGCCAGGATAGCGCACAGGGCATTTCTGCAAGTGTGGAATTTGCTGGCATGATTCGTAAGATTGTACGCATGGTTAGTACGCAAACAATCTACCAAATCACGGCCGTGTCAATGATGGCCCTGCTATCAGATCGTGTGGTAGCATACCGTGCCAACGTGGCGAATAGGAGTGTGTTTGCTGCAGTGCCTGCTGAAACAATTCTAAAAACATTGTTCAATTACAATTGCACGGCCTTGGCAGTGACTGGCACCACGTCACAACGCATTATTAATGGCAATACTGCTGGTATGACCACTGCTGCCACTGCTGGTGGTGGTAGTACAGTAAGCATTGCCTGTAGCATGCAAAATCTGTTAGATGTAATGCAGAAGGTGGCTGTAGGCAATGGTGGTGATTTTGATATGGTATGGACTGCACCAGCCACGTACACATTTACGTGGTATTTAGGGCAACGCGGAACCAATAGAACGAGTAGTGTTATTTTGTCAGTGGCCACTGGCACCATTGCAGAATTACAAGTAGTGACTGATCGAGTGCAAGATTTTACCAATGTGATATTAGGTGGCAATGGCGAATCACTGGCACGTGGCATGTACAGCAGACCTGCATCACTCAATACGGGTTTATCGAATCGTGAAAACTTTATAGATGCACGTAATCAGGGAGCTGGTACCACTGCTGCCAATTACAACAGCACAGGTGATAGTGCACTGGCACTGCAGGCAAAAAAGCGCACCAGCTATACAGCCAAGCTTACACAAAACGCTGCCTTAAAGTATGGCCGTGATTACTTTTTTGGTGATTTAGTCAGCATTAATGACAATGGCACGCTAGTAACGCAAAAGGTGCAAGGTGTAGAAATGAAGTTTGATAGTAATGGAAGTGAATCAGTAAATGTCAAACTTAATAACCAATAACCTTGCAAGCGTAATGAGTGAAGTACAGGACCTGCAACGCGTAGAAACGCCAGGTGCCTGCCTTACACTTACTCGATCGGCATCATTATCAATTACCACTGCTGGCACGTTGATTACATGGCAAACCGAAACGAGAAACAATGGGTTTACGTGGTCTGGCACAACCATTACCATACCTACCACGGGTTACTATGGCATTAGCTGTATGATTTATAGCAGTGCTACTAATTTTAGTACGTGGTTTACATTAGGAGTAAATAGCAATGCGGTAGGATTTATGGCGCAAGATGCAACCGCAGTTAATAGACACACTGCATTTACGCAACGGTATTTCACTGCAGGTGATGCAGTAACCATTACGCTTACACCAAACGTAAATTTTACACTGAATGTAGTGGCGGAAAATTCTGCAAACGAATCACCAATAGTGCATTTTATGCAATTGTCAGGAAGCCAAACATGATTATTTATCGATTACTTATGGCAGTGCCACAAATTGCATTTTTATATGTAGATGAATTTGGCACCTATTACGATACGCCACCAGCTGGCAGTGATGTAGTGGATTCGCCAGATCAAGAGCAGGCAATGCGCGATGTGCGAAATTATCGCAATGAGTTACTACTCGAATCAGACTACACGCAATTGCCAGACGCGCCATTAACTGCTGCACAGGTACAGCAATGGCGTGTGTATCGTCAGGCATTGCGCGATTATCCAAAACAGATTAATGTGAATGATTGGAGTGCACCACCATGGCCTGTTGCGCCATGGTAAAAGTGTGCTATAATCATTTTGTCGAACATACTTCAACGCGCCACACAAACGTCACGGACCGCCACGCAAACCGCATGCGTGGCGTTTGTGTGTTACAATCTATTTGCTAGTCTAGACACATCATTAAATAACGTTTCTGATCGTATAGCTGGCGCGCGTGGTACCGAAATTAATACGCGAGATAAACCCCAATCTACTGTACACATGATTGGGGTTTATTGCGCCAAAATTGCCTATTGCAATGTATATCAAAATGATGTACAATCATGGCAGGTTATTCGCACTAGCACAGAAAAGGTGAACAATATGGCAGGTACACGCAAATGGTGGTCAGTCAAAAAGATTGGTGGTGAATTGAAAACAGTGCAGGCTGTTGATATTCGGAGTGCTGCACTCAAATCATTTGGACTGAATCCTGCACGCCAGCAGTATGGTATTTGGTTTGATTCCGAAACACGCATTGCACAGGTGACCAAACACACGAAACATGGCACTGTAATTGTTGGGGCCGTCGCTATTTACAATGAAGGGGTGTAGCGTGTCAAAGTTTATGATTTGCATCGATGGCAAGGTGTACGAGATTTACGCACAAGGTCGCAGCAAGGCAGTGCAGGCTGCCATCAATGAACACTATGGCGAATGGTTGGAAGCCAAAGTGTTATTTTCACGCTACATGACTGGTGCAGTAGTGTACCAGGTGACCACGAAGCATGGCAACATTGAAGCAATTGTGAAGCAATAGGAGTGATGAACATGAATGCACAGCAAGAATACGAATTTGCATTACTATCATTTTGGTACCAACGTGCAGAACGTCGTGGCGATCAGGTGGCCATGGCTAGCTACAATCGACGAATATTTGCACTGATCAGTGCAGCATACCCCTGGTACTACAAGGCATTGCCAGAAACCGTGAAGGGTGAATAACATGGATACCAACAAAACGTTAGTGCGAGATTTGTACACCATCAATGCAAATCATTTTGCACGGTATGCCATGAATGAAGTGGCAGTGAGTGCAGACCACAATCACGATCACCTGAAGGTGGTTATATCTGGCCACAAACCACAGCTACAAATGCTTAATGACGCGCTAGGCATTGTGCTAACACGTATTGCCGAATTGGAACGACTGGCAGCTGATTTGAAAATGATTATGCAGACAATGCAGGAAAGTGAAAAGTAATGAGTGAAGTAACACGGATGTATTTTGAACGCGAAGTGATCGGCACGCCAGAAAACTGCAAACGCGTATGGTTTGCAATGGTACGGCATGATGGTGATATGACGCGTGCAACACTATGGCAAGATGGTGCCTGGTGGTGCATGCAGCTGAAAAACCCTGATGGTGGTGTTTGGTCTAGCACATGGGGTAATGCACAGCACATTGTAGAGGAGCTGGCACAATACGGCCTGCAGGCAGATATTGATCACATTGATTTTAATGCGAGTAATATCAATGTCTGAAAAAAAGCGAATGATTATGTTGCGATTGCCAGCAGTGATGATAGATAGCATCGATGCACTGGCAGAAGATAAGGGGTTGACACGTACCAGTATGGTAATCATGCTGCTAACGTCACCAATATTGAAGGCCTTAAATGAGAAAAGGAAGGAAGCACAGCGCAATGCCAGACAATCTAAAACTGATGGCACACGGCCGTAATGGCAAGTTTGTATGGTTTGTCTATCGTGAATTAGGTAAGTGGTTGGTGGAAGTGGTAGCAGGCAATACGGCCAAATCATTCACCACCAGCACTGAACAGGACGCAATGAAAATGGTGGCTGATTTGCGTATGGATTACGAGCTTGGTAATTTCTAGACACAACACGGCCTGCAGTGGAACAACACACTGCAGGCCCAAAGCGAAATAGCACAGGTATTCGCCAGATCATTATACAAGATAGGAATAGCACAGGTATGACCACTATATACAATCGGTTTATCGTTATGACAGATGCACAGTGGCTGCACGTATTGGCAATGGTGCACCAGCCTGATGGCACTATGGGTAATTTGATTAATCACCTGAAAATCACCAGCTATCTTGACGCTACATACCCAATGCCAATTGGTACGGTATGCGTGGTACGTGCAACGGGGTTTATGGCTGGTGGCGTGGCGTGGCATTCATCACCAGGCACTGATGGCAGCGTATTTTATCGCTGCCAGTATGTAGAAAACATTCTATTCAGTGACAGTCAAGGAGAATGGCGCGTGTGGCGAAACACGATGTACTATGGCAATGGCGTAACACTCGACAAACATCAATATGTAGCACGATTGGAAAACATCAATGAATAACAGCACAGATCAGGAATTGTTGGCAGTATCGATGCGTGACTATTTTGAAATTGACAGTGAGATTACTGCACTCGAAGCAACACAAAAAGATATTCGCCGCAATATCGAAACATTGACGATTGCCATGGGTGGCAATGTGAAGCTGGCACACGTTGGCAGTGCGATGGTGACAGAACCAAGTATTAGTCACAGTTACGATACCAAAATGATTGATGCGTTACTGTTTGAGCTGATTGAGAATGGCGAATTAAGCACTGCCAAGAAAATCATGGAATGCAAAAAAGAAACCACGCGTGCTGGTGGTTTACGAATCACGAAGGCGAAATAATGAACACAATACTTGTTGGCTTGGCAATCACTGCCATGATCATGGGTGTATCAGTCACCATTGCACAGTGCGTGGTGTGGTACGAAAAAACCATTGCCAGCTGGCACCACGAAGTGCTACAAGAAGAATTTGCCAAAGGTTGGGATTCTGCTATTGAGTTTATGAAGCGCAATTAATTGCAATCTGGCAACGCACAAGGTTTACTTGTGCGTTGCCAGCCAAGAAGGCAGCAATGGATTATTTTGCATCAGTAGATGGGTATCGATATTATTCGCAATGGGTTGGTGATCACTACATCATAGTTATGCCATTTGATGAACATGGTTTTATTCGCGTATCGGAGTTTGGCAAACTGATTGTAGATATTTACACTACTGAAAATCTGGATGTGGTGGCCAAAACCATCTGCACGTATGTGGCAGATTATCGCACTAATGACCGTGATTTGATAGATGCACAGTGGCACCAGATTGCACATGCAGGAATACCCAACACACCAGCAGTCCAAAAGGTTGTGCAAGTTAGTTTGTTTTAGTGTATAATTGTTATACTAAAGGAGGTGATGAAACATCAGAACCCGTTTAATGGCCGTTCGCATCGATACCCAAATTTACCTGGCACTGCTGATGGTAATAGCGGAACAGGCCAGGCAAGGCAATCACACCACATTATCTGATGTGGTACGCAACGCAATCACAATGTATCTACAACAAGAGAGAAACGAGAAACACAATGAGCTGGCAAGATGATGCACAGGGAATGGAATGGAAAAGCCAAGAAGAAAAAGACCAAATGCCACGGATTCGCTGGGCGCATGGTCGTAAGGTTGGGAAGGTCGCAGAGTTTGGCCGCTGGTATGCCAAGGCTGATGGCATGCCAACACCACCAGACGGCTGGCAAGAATCAGATTTGTATGATGATGGTGGCTGGCAGGCAAAATCAATGATGTTTGCACCACTCCTGAAACGATCGCAAGCATTCAGTGTTGATGATGCAGGTACCTACACATGGCATGATCACTGGCAGAAGGGTTTGAAAATCTATACTGAAGTGGTGTGTTTGCTGCATGGTTTCGATGAACCTGTTATTTTTGCCTGCAAAGGCTGGACCGCGGGCCGTGTGGTTGGTGCCAAAAATAGCGTGGTATCAGAACATACCGAATTTGTGCACAAGGTGGCGAACCAAACAGCCAAGGCACCATTACCACCATGGGCGTTTTGGATTCCTGTAGGTGGTAGCTATGATGCAAAAGGCAATCCAATATTTGTTGATGTTGGTGCAGGCCAGCAAAAAACCGTGCTACACGATATTGTATTAGAAGGCATCAAACAGGCTGCTGATCGAGAAACACTTACACGTCTGTATGTAGGCAAAGAGCTAATGCAATACGGCCTGCACATGCGTAATGGCCTTGTGGAAGATGGCTGGCATACGAAGCGACGTGGCAATGTGGCAACAGAACAACCTGCCACCAACACACCACAACCACTTGATGATGACAGCCTATCATTTTAGTATTTTGTTATCTCATGATAGACTGCATACACTCTTGTATGCAGTCTATTTTTATCAGTAGGTATTTCAAATGAGCACAGCACAGAAGGTACTGCAGGCACTTAATTTAGTGCCAAACGAATCAGGCCAGTACAGATGCAATTCACCATACCGTGTAGGAAGTGATAGCAATTCATTTTCACTCCTTATTGATGATGACGAGCATGGCGCGTTTGTCGATTTTGTATCAGGTCAAAAAGGAACCCTATACCAGCTGGCAGATTTTCTTGGCATCGATACGGCCAAAGAGATAACCACCAGCAAACGTGCATACCGTGATCATCACGACTATGCCACACAGAAGGGCCTTGAATGGTCTGTATTTGAAAAAGCGGGCTGGACTGCCACAAAGAAAAATAGACGGCCTGCAATGGCAATCAGCACAGACAATGGCACGCGCTACCGGTTTCTTGATTATCAGGATTCAAAAACCTACATCAGTGACACAGGATTCAAATCCTGCTGGTACAAGTTACGCGAAGCAGTGCAGATGGCACGTGCAAATAATCTGCCACTGGTGTACACCAATGGCGAAGCAAGCGTGGTGGTAGCACAGCACTATGGTATACCTGCAGTCACCATGGCAGGTGGTGGCGAACGGGTGTTACCTGCATCACTCCTAGACGAATTGCAAGGCTGGTGGTCAAGTGGTCAAATAATCATTGCCTTGGATTGTGACAATACGGGCAGGAGTGCCACCAATGATTTGCTGGCACAATTCAAAACTGCACAAATGAATGCATACGGCATCGATATGCGACTAGGCAAAGGTGGTGATCTGGCAGACTATTGCAATCTGTACCAGGCAGCCACCATGCATGAGCTGGCAGCACTACCAATCATGACAGGACCACTGAACAAAACAATTGAATATGTAGTGAAGCGCGAAATAATCAGTGCACGTGATTTAGATGCAAAACGTTTTCAGTCACTGCAAATGATAATCGAGGAATTCGGGCCTGAAGGGTGTATTTTATTTGCAGGCAAACCAAAAGCACGCAAATCATGGTTATCTACTGGCATGTGTCTGCAGGTCGCATACGGCCGCAATGCACTAGGCAAATACGCTACCAAACAAGGCAGTGTGTTGTACATGGATCTTGAATCAAATCAACGTCGTATGCAGTCACGTTTGCGCCAGATGCAAATGAATGATGAACCACTGCCAGATAATCTATTCATAGTCAATGAGTGGTCCAAAGGAGATGAGGCAGTAAAAGAATTAGATGAATGGCTAACGCATCAAAAAGATTGCGTGCTGGTCGTAATCGATATTCTGGAAAACATACGCGCGCCACGCCAAAAGAATGCGAACCCCTACACTGAAGATTATGATGCAGTGAAGCCATTAAACGTGCTGGCAGAAAAGCATCACTGCTTAATTCTGGTAATCCATCACACACGTAAATCAAAAGCTGAAGATGCATTTGATGAAATATCAGGCACTACAGGGTTGGTTGGTGGCGTATCTGGTATGTGGATATTGTCACGAATCAGTGGTGATGATGACAAATCACAGCAGGCTGAATTCCTGGTGCGTGGTCGTGATATTGATGCAGACGATAAGCGAACCCTGCAATGGAATGATGCAAAATCAATGCATGAAGTTATCGGAGATAATGAATCTTTTTTGTTATCGCCAGAACGTCGCGATATATTGAAACTGCTAGAAAACGGCCTGCACTACAGGCCACAAGATATTGCAGACGCAATAGGCAAGAGCAGGCAGAACACGCACAAGATGTTAACTAGACTGAAGGCAGCTGGCATGGTCAAACAGGACGCAAATGCAAAATATTTTGTGGTCAAGAACAAAACAATACCTGTTGGCTATGATGACACATCACCAATCGATGCAGTGCCAGTAGTGGCACCTATAACGCCACCACAGGCACCATTACCTACCATCAGCATGCTAACTATGCTACCTGAACACAAGATAGCAGAAATGCGTGTGCTAGCCAAAAGCGATGCGTATGAAGATCACTATGCACTATCCAAAATGCTTAGTGCCATTGGCATCATTGGCGATATGCAAACACGTGTGGTAAGTGAACTATGCAATTAGGTGGTTTACACGGGTTTACACGGTTTACAGTGGTTTACGTGGTTTACACGGTTTACATATGTAAACCATGTAAACCAGGGTGGATTTAGGGTGGTTTACACGTTTTATGGCATTGCAGTGCAGTAATCTGGCAATGTGTAAACCAGTAAACCAGTATTTCTAGGAATTGATCAAAAAAGGAACAACAATGAACAAGTTACGACTGAACAGTGAGTGCATTGGGTGTAGTGATCAATTCATGCCAAATGATGATGGCGTGCCACTATGTGGATTTTGTCGCAACAATGTACCTGCATTGCGTGCCAGACTCAAAACAATGCTGGCAGTGATTGGTGATGGCCTGGCAAACAACATTGAACGGCTGAATGAAAACGACACTGTGAGATTTGATGCAATCTACAAAACAAAGATTAATTTGCCACGATCTGGCAACACTACAGAAGCAATGGCAGCGCATCGAATAGCACATAGTGATTTTGCTATTCGTATTGCAGCCACCAAACGCAAAGGAGATGCACTATCAGCAGTGCTTCAATTGCAGGACACCTGCAAGGCCCTGCAAGACAAATTACACGCACTAGACACATTGGAATACCTATCATGAGTGTGCGAAGCAAAATACACGATATGGAACCACAGGCCGTATTTGATTTGGTACGCCAGCATGGCATACGTGGCACGTGCAAAATACTGCAGGTTGGCAGCCATGCATTGCAACGATTTCTGAAGTTACACAATTTTGATAATACGCCACCATGGACCAAAAAACACGTGCTGTATCACTACATCAACAAAGGATTTAGTGCACAGGAGATTGCCACAGAATTGGGTTGCGTGTCAGATACCGTGTATACGTGGCTGCACAAACACGATATGATTGTGGATTACAAACCATGGACCAAACAGGATGAAAAGTATTTGCACTTTATGGCATATCAGGAACCGTGGCCAGTGATTGCAGAAAAGCTTGGCAGAACCATTGCGGCCGTTAAGATCCGCACAAAACAATTAGGCATTCGATCATCAGCAATGATTGGCTATTGTATTGAAGATATAGCCAATGATACGCACATGGCACGTGAGCAGGTGCGTGTGTGGTATCAGCAGTTAGGCCTAAAATCAACACTGGTGCAAACCACACGCAACGTCACAGTGAACCCTGTAGATTTCTATGAGTGGCTAATAGCAGGGAATATATTCCGCATCGAGGATATAAGCAAATGTGCACACTGGCTAAAGGAGATACACGCCAATGCCATGCAGGAATATATATCGAATAAGGAAATCAATTACTATGCACCAAAAGTAATGGATTATGCCGCGCGTCAAGAGTGGCCAAACCGCGTCGTGCCTGAAGTGCTAATGTATATCCATCGATATGGCATAGGCAATCTGTACAGACGTGATGCAGTGCGCGAATGGCTAAAACACTATAGATATGTACTACCATGCAAGATTACGCCACAAATGCCAAACTATTTATGGTGGCGTGATTTTGCTAGCGAATGGGATTACTACTATATATACCGTAATGAAGTAGTGAGTATGATTGGCGAGTATGATAGCAAATTAGGTCACCTGCAGAAGGCGTATGGATTCCCAAAATCTACGTGTAGCATGCATGGCTATTTTGTGCGTAGTGAAATTATCAGCTGGTGCAGGATCACTGGCATGTATACCGAATTACTAAAGGAGTTACAAAGAAATTTATGAGAAACGCCAAAACAGACCACAATCAAAACGAGATTGTGCAGGCATTGCGCCAGATTGGGGCCACCGTGGTACTGCTGCATAAAGTAGGTAGTGGTGTACCTGATCTGCTGGTAGGGTTTCGTGGCGTTACACATCTACTTGAAGTGAAGCAGACCAAAGGCAAACCTAACGTAAGGCAAGAGCAGTGGTATAGAGAATGGAACGGTCGCGCGCCAGTGGTAGTAAAAACCATTGATGATGCAATCAATGCAGTAATAGACAATTGACAATGTATATCAATATGATATATGCTATGCGTGGCGTTGGAATATGAAAGTACAACCTATGATTACATTACTTCTATACCTGACATGCAGCCTAGGAACCTGCCACGTGGCACCACTCAATGTGACACCAGCAGCAGTGGCCATTGCCACGTGTGAGAGTGGCGACACAGTAACGTTTGGTAGCTATTCATTGCATGCCAGGAGTGCCACAAATGATGGTGGCATCTGGCAGTTTAATGATAGTACCTATATGAAGCTGAATGGGTATGATCATGCAGAACAGGACACGCCACGCAATCAATACGACACGTTTGTATACTTGTGGCGTGATGGCAGTGGCTGGCGACATTGGGCAAGTAGTAAATCATGCTGGCAGCAGTGGTTGTATATCGATGCGAATGATAAGGCGGTGATGAAATGAACACTGCCACCATCATTGCCACCACTAACGCGCCAGGCATGACGTTTGAACAATTCATTGTATATTGTGCCAGGGTTAGCAATCCTGCCAATCAGGAGAACCACGACACAGCACCACGGCTGATGCGTTACCTGATGAAACACAAACACTGGTCACCATTCGAGATGGCCAGCATAACAATGGAAATTACCACCACGCGCGATATTGCACGCCAGATATTACGCCACAGGTCATTTTCATTTCAGGAGTTTAGCCAACGGTATGCAGATCCTACACAGGCACTTGGATTTACCAACCGTGAAACACGATTACAGGACACAAAGAACAGACAAAACAGCATTGCCACAGATGATAAATACATCAATGTAGAATGGACCATGATGCAAGCGCAAATGGCCAGCATGGCGCAAACGATGTACGAGAAGGCAATTAGTCTAGGCATTGCCAAAGAGCAGGCACGTGCACTACTGCCAGAAGGGTTGACCGTGTCACGATTGTACATGGCAGGTACCGTCAGATCATGGCTGCACTATTGTGATGTACGCACCAAACCTGATACCCAAAGTGAACACAGGCAGGTAGCAGAATCATGCTGGCAGCAATTAATTACTGTACTGCCATCACTAAAGGATATAAACGAATGACACAGAACACGCAAGATGATACACCAAAAAGAAAACGTGGCAGGCCTAAAAAAGAATATGTGCCAAGACTGATAAATATGCAGCCTGATGTGAATGCGTGGATTAATGAAGTACACGAACGCACAAAAATGCCTATTACTGCAATAGTAAATACCATACTTGCTGCATATTTTGCACAACGTAAAAACACAAAATAATCCCAATCTATTAATAACAGCCATGTATACTATATGTATACATGGCTGTTTTTATTCGGAGTAAACACCAATGAGTAGTGCAATTAGATTACCCGTTAATGCACCAAGCTACAGTGCTGGTGGTGCAAATTTCTACATTGATCGCACCGGTGCCATCTACCAAACATGGGTTGGCAGGACCACTGCTGCTGGTGATTGGGGATCGCATGTATATCGCACCGCACCAGGCAGCACACCACAATTGCTATGGTTTGAACCAAACTGCAATGGCTATTTAGAAGTAATCAATTACCAGCTATGGTTTGGGTATTGTGATGCACGCGGCCAGCAGTGGCGTTTGCTTATTGATGGCTATATTGATCCAAGTAATGTACCATCATCTACCACCATCGATGTAAATGAAGCACAGGTGCAGGGCCTAAAGAGTGCCACGGCCACTGCACAGCAATCTGCAGACCGCGCCACCAGCACTGCCAATAATGCGAATGATACCGCAAATGCTGCAATGAATAGTGTACAGCAGGTCAAGGCACGCACTACTGCATTAGAACAGCAGGTAGCAGCCCTGCAAATACAGGTAAACAATTTGCTTACGCCACAACAAGTGGCTGATCTGGTGTGGTCGAAAGTGTGGGATATAAATTATCAAATTCGCATGGGATTCCTGGCAGGCAAATCACCTATTGAACAGGTACAAGATTATTTGAATGATTTGGCCGTGTACATTAAGAAGGTGAAACCATGACCACACCAGATGCACTATTTCGCCACGATTTCAGGCAGTGGAAATCAGCTGAAGATTTTCGCACACACATCTATTCATATGATAGCAACATTGCCAATTGGGCAAAAGCAATTGTAATGCATCACACCTATTCACCACAAGAATACCAGTGGCGTGGTTTGGCCACGATGCAAGGCATGATGCATTACTATTGCGGCCTTGGCTGGACCAGTGGTCCACACCTGTTCATTGCACCAGATGGTATTTGGCAGATGACGGCCATCAACGAGCCAGGCACACACGCGGCCATGTGGAATAATAAATCTTGGGGTATTGAAATGGTTGGCTATTTCGATCATCACGACTGGTCAGATAAACAACGCGCTACCATGTACCATGTAGCAGAAACATTGTTGCGTTGGCGTGGCCTGCAGCCATCAAAAAATACCGTGTTAGGCCATCGTGAAACAGGCAGCAAAAAAACATGCCCTGGTACTATGATAGATATGAATGTGGTGCGTGCTGATTTGCGTGCACGATTTGTACAGGATACGAATCCATGAACACTGTTGAAACACAGCTGGCAGAAATTAACACACACCTTACCTACATTGCCAAGCGACTAGACGAGGGCAATGCAAAGTTTGCAGCACTCGAAGCACGAATTACCCAATTAGAACAAGAACAGACCAAATGGAAGGGCGTTATGATGGCGATCAGTGCACTGTATGCAGTGCTGGTATTTATCCTGAATTATATGAAGTAGGAGTAACACACATGAAACCATGGTATGAATCGAAAACGATTTGGATCAATGCACTGCTGTTAATTGGTAGCGTATGCCTAGCACTACTCAATGAACCTGCAATGCATGAATATGCACCTATTATTATTATTATTAATACTACTACTAATGTAATATTACGCATTATGACAACCAAAGAAGTGAGTATGTAAAGTAGGTATTTATGGACAATTCGCACACCATTAAAAAAGGGCGCAAACGTAGCGATAAATGGCAGGATAGGTTTCTTAAACATTTTGAGCGGTATGGCAATACCACGTATGCAGCGCGTTTATCCAATGTGTCGACGTCAACAGTATACAAACATCAGCGCGAGAATCCTGCATTTAATGCAAAGTGTGATGAAGCATACGCAATGTTTAATGGCAGGCATGAAGCAATACTTGTTGACCATTCAGAAGCTGGCAATCTAATGGCAACATTTGCAGTGTTGCGTGCCAACATGCCAGAAAAATACCGCGAGAATTCCTACAAGATAGACACTACCATCACACATGATTATGTAGTAGAAATTGGCACGCCACGTGTACCAGCAATCACCGCAACAGCAGATACAATACAGGACGTTACGCCACAGCGAATGTACGAAACCACAGGCGATGTTTTGGAATAGCACAGCACGGTTTCGGGCCTTTATTGGGGGCCGTGGCAGTGGCAAGACAAGAGCTGGTGTAATCGAAGTATTGCGAATGCCACCAAATAGCACAGGCATGATTGTTGCGCCAACATACCCAATGTTGCGTGATGGTCCGCGTAAAATGTTACTAGATATTGCGCGGCCTGCTGGCATACTTAAAACGCATAACATCAGCACAGGCACTATTGTGTTGCATGGCAATAGAACAATACTGTTGCGAAGTGCAGACAATCCTGATCGCTTACGTGGTGCCAATCTTGGCTGGATATGGTTTGATGAGGCTGCCATGATGCACATCGATGCGTGGCAGATTGCTATTGCCACGTTGCGAGAAATGCCAGGCAAGGCATGGATAACCACCACGCCACGTGGCCGTAATTGGATTTACGATTTATGGCATGGCAGCAGTAATCCTGATTATGCAGTGATACATAGCAAAACCACAGACAATGTATTTTTGCCTGATTCATTTATCCACACGTTACGCACAAGTTATACCAGTGAACAGTTTGAACAGGAAGCAAACGGCCAGTTTGTTGATTTGTCTGGTGCATTGTTTAAACGCCAGTGGTTTAGTATTGCGGACCAGGCACCACCAAACCTGCAGTGGTATCGTTATTGGGATTTAGCCACCAGTGTGCGAGATAGTGCAGACTATACTGCTAGTGTGCGTGTAGCTATGGCAGATGATGGCATCATGTACATTGCAGATGGCATACGCATAAAAGCTGAATGGCCAGATGTACGCAAGATTATGATAGATGTAATGCGATCAGAAGCAGACGATACCACGCAAGGTGTCGAGGAAGCACTGCATGGTTTGGCAGGCCTGCAGGAATTGCGACGTATGCAAGAGCTGGCACACGTCACATTGGTTGGCTATCACGTCACAAAGGATAAGATGCACCGCGCTATGCCTTGGGCCGCGCGTGCTGAACAGAATATGATTCGTGTGGTACGTGGCGAATGGTGCCAGCAATTCATTGATGAATCAGTGGCATTCCCGTATGGCAGCCATGATGATATGGTTGATGCAGTGAGTGGTG